GCTTCATTATATTCAGTAGCTATACCAACTAATAAATACCCATAATCTTTTGTATTAATTTGTCCTTTATATTCTGCAACTTGGACATTATTTTCAATATCAATAACATGAAATGCAGAATAATCTTTTCCATCACCTCTAGAAACATCTGCAACTACCATATAAGTTCTTGTATAGTCTGGAGTTTCCCATACCCATAAATTTTGATCTACTCCTCTTCTTTCCAATGGATCTTTAATAAATGATTTTTCATAATATTCCATATATTCATTATAAAAAACAATATCACCAGAAGTACTAAAATCACAGTCACATTCTTGAGCCGCCATTCTAGGATCTCCTAACAATTCATCTTGTTTTTTTCTCCATGCATCATCTCTTTCTGGGTGGACATACCAAGGTAATTTAATAGGTAAAAAATCATTTTCTGCTGCCTCTGCCCTTGTCCAAGTTTGATGAAACCAATTACCAGTACCATAAGGAGTACTTAGTGCTATACAACCACCACCAGTAGCTAGAGTTTGTTGAGCTGAAGCCCAAATCTCTCCAATATTATCAATAAATGCTGCCTCGTCAATTAATAGTAAAGATACTGCTTCTGATCTACCAGCATCACTACTTGCAGAAGTTGCTTTAATTTGAGATCCATTATCAAGTCGGAGATTTAATTTATTATTTTCAGCTGCGTTTATTTTTAGCCAGGAAGGTAAATTTTCATACATAAATTTAACCTTTGTAACCATATTTTTAGCTGTTTCTTGTTTTGTAGCTATACAAAGAATATTTTTATCTTTATGAAATGTCATTAACCATAAAGAATAACCAGCACCTAATGTTGATATACCTAACTGTCTAGATTTTAATACTATAGAATAAGGATTGTCTCTCCATAACGTTAGTACTTTGTCTTGGAATGGGAATAAATTAAATTGTATACGTCCCCTTTGTGGATGTTGTATATAACAATATTTGCGCATAAAATGTACTGGATCTTTAGCACATTTAATGTATTCCGATCTTATTACTTTTTTTAAATCAGCCATTTAATTTACTAATACCGCAGCAGCAACTGCAATTAAGATACCTGCTCCACCCATTAGTTTGGTTTTAAATTTTTGTTTTTTTAGGTCTTTTTCTAATCTTTTAGATAGTTCCTGAGATATTGCTAATTGTTCAGTTTTAGTTAGTACTATAAAATCAAAGTTTCCTACTTGACTTTCTAATGATATTATAACACTGTCTTTTAGAGATATTTTATTCTCTAATAAACTTATTTTTTGTTTATTTAATGCTAATTCTTCATTAGCACCATCACCCTTTATAAGATCTTTAATTACTAGACGAGCTATCGGTTTTTTTAATTGAATCGATGTAGTATCTATAACGTTCTGTGAAAAACCTTTCAAGCTCATCGTCATTAAAAAGATCAACACGATTAATTTTTTCATTTGTTTTCTTTTTAAGTGTGAAAATTTGTTTATCTTGTTTATTAATTTCTTTATCTAAAGTAAAAATTTGATCATTTAATGTGTCTATTTTATAAACAAGATCATCATTAGCTGTATGGAGAGAATCAATTTTTGAATTAAGAGCATTAATTTGATTTTGATATTGGTCAACATATACTTCATCCTTATCAAATAAAAACCAAATTATAATAGATATTAAAATAAATATCTTAGCTATATAAAAAATTCTTTCCTTAGATTGCATCTTTTTCTAATTTAGCAACTAACTGCTCCAATTCCTTTTTCTTTGGAGTTTTTTCTCTAAGAATATCTTTAATTTTTTCTTTTTCTACATCATCAGCCTTGCTATATTGTCTAGCTAAAGACTTCATTTCAGTTTCAATACTCTTTAATGCTTTAACTGCTAAATCTAGTTTTTTAAATTTACCTCTTGCACCCATAGCACCTTTAACAGCATCAGTATCATCTTCATCATCTTCTTTAGTTAATTGTTTTTGAAGATCTACTGTTTTTTTCAATTCCTTATTGTAATTTTGTTGATTTTTAACATCTTCAGGATTAACTCTTTCTTCTTCCTGTTCACTAAGAATATCAATAATATTTTCTTTAATATACGATTTTAATTCAGATTTTTTCATTATTCTATATTTTGTTATAAATATGTTAAGAGTTTATAACGTTTAATATTTGTTTAATTCGTTCGTCTGTACTACCTTTAATTGTCTCAATTTTACTAGCCATATGAGCATATTTTTTAATTAATGTTACAATTGAAAAATCAATAACATCTCTATAATACTCATCTGTTTCTCTAACTCCATTATCCTCAATAGGAATACCATCTGGGGATATATAAAATATATAATCATAATCCCTAATAAATTCCTTAGCATAATCTTCAAATATTTCTTTATCTTGATAACCTATTGATTTAGCATTCATAGTAAAAGCCATAACATCAAATATTGTTCTATCTGTAACAATATCTTGATTCATCAATTCAGCACATCTTTCAGCTAAAAATACTGTTTGACCTTTTAATGTTGAATCTGTATTTAATGGAATACCTAAATCACTTAAATATTTACTACGTTCAGTAGCAAATTTATAATCTTTAAATTCAGGTAATTCTTTTAACGCTTTAACTAATGTAGTTTTACCTACACTCATTGTACCACATAAACCTATTTTCATACTAATTTCTATGTGTAGTTCCTTTTGGAGCAGGTTGTTTATACCAAGGTAATCCTGTTCTATTTCTAACTACTTCTTTAAATTCACTTTTACTATATTTAATTCCATATAAATAATACTCAGCTTTTTTTTCATTACCTTCTGGTATTAATGCCGGACCTTCCCAATTATGATATTTGTTATCCCAAATGTATGCTATTGTTCCATCTGTTTTCTTTAACCTTTTACTACTAGGCCATTCTTCATACTTTTTTTCCATATCCATAATATACGTAATTTATTTTACTTTTCCAAGATTTTTTCAGCAACTAGTGTACCGTGAGCCCCTGATACTGAGATACCCCTTGCTGACAACGCATCACCAACGAAGTGTACATCTGGGTATTTAGTTAATGATAAATCAGAATAATTAACCAATGGTTCAGGAGCTAGGGAATACTAATTTCATATCATTGATAAAATCATCAATGTATTTAAAATATCCTTGAAATGCATCTCTAACAACATCTAAATTTTCTACTTTAGTTGAGGATACATCTATTCCTTCTGATGTTATAGAGGGTTCTCTAGTAGGACTATAAAATAAACCTGTACTGTTTTCTTGAACTTTACCTACTAATTCTCTAGCCCATTTAAATGGCTTATCTATACCTTTAATTTCCATCAATATACCAAAGTTAGTCATATCATTTCTAAATGATTCATCTTTTTTAGCGTGACCATTATAACTGTGATCACCATAAGTTTCTTCTACTGCTACATATGCAGCATTATTATTTGTACAAAAAGATCTTAAACTAACATTATCTAATTTTCTATATAACTTAAAATCATAAGCAATATCAATTAATTTTTGAAAGTGTTTTTGTGGTGCTTCAAATCTAACACCTACTTGAGCTGGTTTTTCTTCTGTTGGTAAATTATATTTTTGCATAATTTCAGATGTAAAATCAATACCTGATTTACCTACACCGAATATTAATCTATCATAATTTAACCATAATTCACCTAAATCATTTTTAGCACTAATTAATTTATCATTAAAATCAATATCACTAACTTTAGTTTCCCAGTGAAATTCTACACCTTTATCAACTAAGTAATCATACCAACTTTTACCAATTTCGTGTAAATAATCAGTACCAATGTGCCAACATGGAAATAATCTTAAACCAAAGTATGGTTTAATAAATTCAGGTTCTTCTTCAGGTGATGATAGTACTATTTGTTCAGGATGAGGGTGAAACCTAGTAAAGTTATCTACAACTTGTTTCATTAACTCCATTGCTTTTTCATCACCTACATATTTAGATAATTGTCCACCAATTTGAGTTGAATAAGTTAATTTACCATCAGACCAACCACCTGCACCCAGATACCCAGTCATTACTTCCTCATAAGGTCTTAAATATGGATCTTTACCCATATCAATAATAGTGATTTGTCCATCAAAATTATTATCGACCAATTTAGTAGCCGCATTTACTCCTGCTACTCCTGCACCAATAATTACTACGTTTTTACTCATTTTCTAATATAATTTTAACACCACAATATACGAAAAAAAAGCTGTGGCTCCAAATAATGGTGCCACAGCTACCTAATTTTTTTTAAATAAAATCGACTGGCTATGAATCAGTCTATATTTTTTATTTTAGCAATTACAGCATGAACAATCACATGATGTTCCGCAATTACATGTTTTACAGTTACATTTCATATTTATTAATATTTCCAGTATTTACTTAAACCGAATCTTTCTAATTTATCATTACCATCTTCTGGGTCTTCTGCCATAAGATAATCTTCAATTTCATTCGCAGGTGTATTAGAATGAAAAGCAAATACATCTATTTCTTCATCCTGAATACTTAAGTCTCCTTTAGCATCTTCAATTTCATCGTCAGAAAGTATTTTATCGAATGCTAAATACTCTTCCATATCATCAGTATCATAAACGATAGTAAATTTTTCGTCGCTTATTTTTTTAGGCATAAGTTCTTCTTCTTCTTCTTTTAGTTGATCTTCTTCCATAAAAGGTGATTTACCAGGTCTTGGAAACATTGCATCTTCCCAGTCCCTATGAAGTTCTAATTCATCAATATAATCAGTTCCAAAATTATCA